CAAGACGCGCTTCGCCGTTTCGACCGAAGAGACGCGCTATTACCTGAACGGGATTTACCTCCATGTCGCGGACGGGAAGGACGGCAGGATGCTGCGCGCGGTCGCGACCGACGGCCATCGCCTGGCGGCCCTGGAGATCACGCTGCCCGCCGGCGCGGAATCCATGCCAGGCGTGATCATTCAAACAAAAACAATTTTGCAAATACGGAGATTTTGTAAATATTTTGAAAAAGTAAAAATAACGCTTTCTGCAAAAAAAATCCGTTTTAATTTTGGCAAAAACCTCTGTGTTCTTGCTAATCCGATTGATTATTCCTATCAAAAATACGAAAAAGTTATTCCATTAAAAAATGATAAAATTTTTATTATCGATAAAAATAGCTTCAAAACAGCAATTAAAAGAGTTTTGTGTTTAAATAGTTCCAATAACAATAGAATTAAACTTGTTTTTTCCGAGAGTAAACTTATTCTGTCAACAGAAGATTGTGAATATAGTGCTGCCCATGAAATGATTGTTGATGGTACGGAAGATATAAAGATTGGTTTTAATTATCGTTACATTCTTGACGTATTAGAGCGGATCAATGGCCAGAAGGTTTTACTCGCGTTTTCCGACAACATTTCCAGTGTGCTAGTAATGGACAACAATGATTCGAGTGCGCTTTATGTTATTATGCCCCAGAGGATTTAGAATTTGATAACGGGTTGGAATCTGCAATTTTAACGATAAAAATGATAAAAGAAGGCGAAATATGACAATCAAACAAGGCCATCTCCTCGAACTTCCTACCAGCCAGTTTGCGAGCATTGTAGAGCTGATGCTGAATATCGGGCGCGCTAATTCTTCAAAAGTTTACAGGCTTCAATTTGATCAGGCGGAGGCCGCGCTTAAGGCGTTGGCGGAACTGGCCCAAAAAAATAACGAAAAATTAATTAACGAATAAGAGGATTTATAAAAATGAGAATCGCCATAATTACTATTGCCATACTTAGCCTAAGCGGCTGCGGATGGATTAACCGCACTCTTGGTTATATCAGTGGATACTCGATGGTTTGCGTGTCGGAGACGCATGTCCAGTATATTCAATTTCCAACTGGCGCGGCAGTTCTTGTTGATAAAAACGGCAAGCCTGTCACATGCCGATAGCGATTCAAAATGACCGCCTATCCATTGTCGCGCCGTTAGCTCAAGTCTTTATCGAATTTTATATGCAAGAAAAGGAGAAAAAGGAATGGAATTATTAGGAGATATAATAAGATATATTGCCGTAGCAAGTATTGTGATTAATTTTGTTGCCTTAGACTTGTTTGTAATATTTGCGATATTAGATATTTATAAGAAAACAAAAAAATGAAAAATAACATAAACCCATTTGAATTAAGCGAGGAAGAGAAGGTTGAGCGCGATAAAGAAGAAGGTAATTTTAAATTTCTAGATGAAAGACTTTTTTGCGTACACAGTGATTTAAATACCTTAGGGGATGGTATTGAATCTGTTTATAGAAGGCTTAAGAAAATAGAGAATCACCTTGTTAAGGATCAATCTGCGCAGGCTCTTGTTATTTTGCGTGAAATAATGAGAAGGTTTTGAATTTATAATTAATATAAGGAGAAAGAAAATGACAGAAGAAATAAAATACGGCAGGAGAAAGCCGAAAAACGGCGATTCATTCTATTGTATCAATAGTATTAATAATATTTGTTATGATTCGTGGGGTGATAGCTTCCAAGACGAAGACATGTGGGGCGTGGGCAACGTCTTCCTCACCCCCGCAGCCGCCGAACGCGCCATGAAATGGCATCGCCTCCACGTCGCTCTGATGGATCGGGCGGCGCAGGATTGGCCGGATGGATACAAAACAACTGAAGATGCTTTTGTTTTGTCACTTAATGAAGTACCTGAAACATCCGAAATTGATACTTTTGCTATTTCTGGTTGTTCTTTGCCGAATGTTCCGCTTTTTGCAACGTATTTTAGCGCCTTAAAAGCCGCCGAAGAAATCCTCGGCGAAGACGCAGAATTTTATTTTACGTTCGATCGTAACAGGAATTGGTGATATGGAAAAATTTCTTTTTACCACCGAAGAAGATTACTGGAAAAACGCAATCGAAATTCTTGCTTCTGATTTTAGGGATGCCGCCAGAAGCGGCGCGGAAAAATATGATGATGGGAGTGACAGCACCCTTGATGAAAAAAATGTTTGGGTAAAAAATGTTAAAACTGGAGAGATTAAAAAATTCTATATTAATTTGAATTATAATCCTTATTACAATGCTTTTTTAACAAATGATTGATATGAAAAAACTTATTTTGTTACTCGCGTTTTTACCCTTTGTGGCTCTTGCTCAATCGGACAACGGAGAATTTAGCGGTAGCGATTATTTTCAAGGGGTTCTTGAGCGCTTTATTTCGCAGGTTTACGCTGGAGACGCACAAAAAACACTTCTCGAAACTCCACCCAAAAAAACTTGGACGCTTATCGCTGTGCATTTAGACAAGAACGATATTTATGTCAGAAAGGTCGAGCCTTTCAAAAGTGCCGATGATTGCCAAATGGCACTTGATGGTCTTTGGAAAGTTGCTCCCCAAGACAGGCATATAGTCGCGGAATGCTATCCTACAAAGGAAGTTGCGGACTTGCCAATGGCTTACGAAGAAAGCCATTTAAATGAAAAGAATTAAAAATCAGAAATAAAGAATAAAAAAATAATTTTTATAGTTAAACTTTTTTAATATGGAGAATAAGTATGAAGCGTTTTGATGAAGATGGATCGGAGCATGGTGATTCAGGATTTTTATTAACTATGTTTTTGTTCACATTAATACTGATAGGTTTGGCGTATTATTTTTTTAGCTTAATAGAATTTTAGAAAATTTAATGAATAATTAAACACGGGCGGCGCGTGATAGCATCTAATAGATGCTGGCGGCGGCGAGAGAAATTGTAGAAATGCTCTCGAAAAAGAGATGATAGAAATTTTCGTCACTTCCACCCGCAAAGCTTCCGCCCCGCCTCATCGTGATCGAGAATCTGCCGCGCCGTGCCGTCCGTCAGGCCGTCCTGCGCGCTGATGTAGATCGGATGGGCCACCATGCAAAAGCTGTCAGGCGCGTCAGTCTTTCCGCTGCCATTGCTCATGCAGGCGCTTAGCAGCATCGCCGTCATGCAGGCCAGCGCGGTTATGATCTTCAATTTCATGGGCTGTCTCCGTCTGTTTAAGCGTTGCCGTGGCGTCCGCCAGCTTTTGCTGCTGCACGCCTGCATCCTGCGCCCGATCCTCGGCGGCTTTCTGTTTTTTCCCAGAAAGCCAGCCGAGAAGGGAAACGAGCGCATTGAGAATGGCGCTCCACATGCTACGACGCCGTTGCGGGGGCAGGCGTGGCGGTCGCCGGAGCGGCGGCGGGCGTCTTAAGGCCATTGAGCACGCTCGTGACCAGCGTAGTCGTGGTCTGCTTGCTGATCGTTTTGCCCGCCGTGGCGAAAGCGGCCTCCGCCGCGACAATGCCCGCGTCGATGGCAACGCCAGTGCTGCTGCCCGCCGCCAGGCTGCCGAGGATAGCGAGGCCGCTGCTGGTGGCAACGCCCGTCAGTTGCTGCTCGGTCAAAGCAATCAATTCGGCCTCGGCGGACTTTAAATCTCCCTCGATCTGCTTGATGACGGGGCGGGACTGAAACCAGTTGTACAGGCTGGTGAAGGGGGATTTGATTTCGGCGAGGATGGTGGAAAAACTCATGGTCGGTCTCCTTTTGTTGATATTAAGATAAGTTTAGGCGGTAGGCTAATTTTGCGCGGAAACGGGCGTCAGGAACAGGGTTCGCTCGGCTGCACGGCGCTCTTGTAGGCCGAGGACTACCTTGCCGCCAGCATGATCCCACTTTAGGAACTCGTCTGCCGCGCCCTGGTAATCGCCTAAAGACAGCTTATGTCCGAGCGTCCTTTGCAGCGGTAGGCTCCCCACGTTAAAAACGAGACAGACGAGCGCCGAGAATTCATTTTCGTTCAACGGCTCGGAAACAAGCTCCCTGACGATGGTCTCAAAGCGCTGGATGTCCCATTGCAAAAGAGCGTCGGCCTGCTCAACGGTGATGGCTGCGGTGTTCGCCGTCACGCCATGCGTATGGCCGTAGCCGATCGTCCAAACGCCCGCCGCGTCGCGGTAAGGCGCGAGCTTCAGGCCCTCATGGCTTTTCAGCAGCGCCTCTCCAGCGGCGTTGAAGGTGCAATGATCGATCATGGTTTATTTTCCTAAAAATTTAAGCGTATGATCCGCGACAAAAGCAACGCATCCGCCGATGGAGGAGGCCGCCAAAAAATACCCCGTCGCCCTGGCGCGGGATTCCTCGAGCGATCCGACCCGCGTTACAACATCCTGGAATGTTTTCGCGTCATCAATGCGTCGCGTTTCAATTTCCTTCAGCGCTGCTTCGTGCTGCGTGATTTTAATGTCATGCGCCCTCCGCTCGTTGTCACAAGCACGCTGGTAATCGTCTGACCGACGCGCGTCAGAGGTGAGCACGGCGAGATTTTGTAGGATGATGGTGTTCTGGTCGTTGCCATTTTTGACGGAGATGCAAAGTTCCGTCAGCCTTTCGCTAAAAATCTTAAGGTTTTGCGCCAACAAAGCCATTTGTGTTTCGGCGGAGAGGGGGGCGGCTGATTCCGTCATGTCAAAATCCCACTGCGTTAAAGGTTATAGAATCGCCGCTGGTCGTTGCGCCCTTAATAGTACAGGTAGTTGTCGAATTGGCCGATTGCGGCATGGCGGTCGCCGCCGTGTTGTCATTCGCCGAGCAGTTCCAGCCGTGCGGCGCGGTTTTAGCAAAGGTAAATGTCACGGTGCATGTGCCGGTTGTACCGGATGCCATGGATCCCGCCGTTGCGCCGCCAGTGAGCGAAGTTACGCCGCAACCAGACGCCGTGAAGGGCGTACCCGCCGAAACAAAAGCGCCCGACTCAACCAGGCCGTTGGCATTACCTTGCGCACCTGTGCCGACGCACAACGTGCCTGCCGCGCAACGTGTAATCGCCGTGTCCGCCGTGCCAGACGGATATTGTGTGGCGGACGAAAAGCCGATTATGCCCCCCGCGACCGTTGAGACAACCGGATTCGCCGCCGTCACGTTATTAACCAAGAACGGGGTGCTGTTCGCGGTTGCATCGAACACGCCAAAATTTCCTGGGCCGTTGCTTGAGCCACCAGAAAAGAACTGATAATTGTGTCCGCCTGTCGAGGTATTGGCGAGCGCGAATTGCGTCCCCACCGTGTTGCTGCTCGAAATCGTTAAGGGATTGTTAAGAGCCGTCCCCGAAATCGACACCGCGCCGTTGAAGGTGGCGCTGCCTGGGAACTGATAAGAGCCGCCACTGCTCGCGCCGCTGTAGGCCGCCTCAAAAATATCGCCTGCTTGCGGCCCGTATCCAGCGGTCGCGGTCTGCCCCGATGAAAGATTAGCTAAAACCTTAATTCGATTCGCGCCGCTGCCCGCCTGCGATCCATAATTAAAGCAGTTCGTGTCGTTAAAACATTGCAGATCAATGTCGAGACCGGAACCGTAAGCGTAAACGCCATTATTGCTTGTACCGTTAAAATTGCGCGTTACCAAATGGAAGCGCCCGCCGTTGCTCGTGACGGAAAGGCCAGTATTATTCGCCTGGCCGTTACCGATCAGCAAGCCGTTACCGATGCCGCCATTGCCGTAGCCTGTCCAATTTATCAGCGGGATTCCAGTTGCGGTCGAATTAAAAAAAGCGTAAATATTGGCAATCCAGAAATCGTTGGCTGCAACCTGCACCGGCGAGGTGTTGTTCCAGCCGCCGTTATAGACAAATAAACTGTCGACTCGTCCGGGCAGCGCCGCGCCCGTAACGATAAAATCATCGCCATCGACAAACAGTCCGTAAGCGTGGGAAACGGTTGACGCAAAGGAAATGCCGCACACGGATCCGTCTGAGTAACCAGATGACGAACCGTTCCCGTAGCTGTGGATGATGCCCGCGTGATCCAAGCCGCCGCCAGTCGTGGAGGTATTAAAATTAATAAATCCGCAGCTATAGCCGAACTTGGCGACGATGGAAAAAACGCCGCCGTCATATGGGCCTGTCACAGCTAATTGGTAACCTTGATAAACTCCGTCCGCACCGTTTCCAGCTCCGCCATTGAAGGCAAAGTCATTTCTCTGGATGAAGGATTCTTCCTGGGCGTCAATAACGACCGATGAAGATGATCCTGAATTAGAGTAGGCGCTGACGGCCCCGTTGCCAGAAAAATTCTCAATGTAATCTTCCACCAGAATCGGGCGCGTCTGATAAGATTGAAAACCACGCACCGCCTGCGTCTGACTGGCTTTGTTGCCCACCAAGTGACAGCGGGTGATTCCCGCCCAGGCAGGAACCGTTCCATCATGCGTTCCCGCGAGAAAATTCGCCAGATAATTTCTTGTTTGAAACATCGCGGGCGCGGTGCTGCTAGCTTGCAAAAACAGGCTGCCGCCACCGTTCGTTTGGGTGCAATCCACCACGACATGGCTGTCGAGATTGACGGCGTTCGCGCCGCCAAGCACATATTTCTTGGTGGGGTCTGGCAGGATCACCCCGCCGCCCTGCGCATTCAGGAGGTCGTTGCACCGCTGAAACGCCGCCGTGTCGAGCGTCGTTCCGTCGCCCTTGGCACCACAGGATTCAGGCGTCAGGAAGCGCTTGGTAAACGCGGACAAAGGCAGCGGCGTATTGGCCCCACTCGGCGTAAAGGTCAGCGCCGAGATATCGCCGTTGGCATTGCCAATGCCGCCGCTCGTCGTGGGCAGTACACCATTTGGAAAAAAAGCACTCGCGCCCTGTATCTGTTTCGGCGAGGTGGCTCCCGCCACAAACGGCGTAAGTGCGAAAGTTATCGCAAGAATAACTGGAAAAAGTTTTTTCATGTCAGTTGCCTTGTCCAGCGGTAATTTCAATCACTGCCGTCCCGCTGCCAGTAATGAAGGCACAGTTGCGCGTGTCGTATTTGCGGAAGATTGAGGCCGCGCCTGCGAAGATCGGCGTTGCGTTGATGGACGGTGTCGAGGAGGGTACAAAAGCCGTTCCACTGCCGTCGCAACCGTAATAGGCGGTGCTCGGCCCCTCATTCACAATCATGAGGTCGATTGAATTGAGCGAGGTGGCGGAGGAAAAACTCATGCTGGCCGCCGTTGTGGTCGCCGTCATGCGCACCGTCTCGCCAGGCCAGAAATTGTCAAGTTCGCCCGCGCTGGCGAAAGCGAACCAAGGAAAAAGTAAAAAAATTAAAAAAAGGTTTTTTTTCATTTTATGTTCCTATTACACAAGGACGCCGCTGGCGATGTTACCGCTGCCGAAAAGGACAGGATTGGGAGGAGAGCCGGTGACGGCGCTGCCGTTGTACAAAAGTTTGTTGGTGATTCCGGTTGTGCTGACGCGCGTCATGTTGCACTCGTTGTCGGTGCAGCTTGAGTCGATGTTGTAGCCGTTGGTAATAGTGGCGGGGCTGGGCGCAATCGCTCCGACCGAGATGCGGTTGCGGCTTGATGATGTTATCATCAGCACGCCGTTGGTCGCGCTCTGTGTAGTGTTGCGTATCGACCCCTTGATCTCGCAAGCATTTGCGCCTATGACTTTCCATGGTACCGCACAATCCTTGGCTTGCGCTGTGATGTCGCAGTCAGTAACGCTTTGTAGCAACACGCCAATCGAACCGGTTGCAGTGTAGCCGATGCACTGATAGCCCGTTACCAGAACGCCAGCGCTATTAATGATCGCCAGGCAGGCGGGAGCGCCTGAAACGGCGGCGGGCGCTGCATAGCCGCCGTTAACATGGACTTGTCCATCCGGCGAAATGCCATTGATATAAAGGCCTGCCGTTTTAAACCCGTCATTGATCGGTGCGATAATATGCAGGTCGATTTCCTCAAGACTCGGCGCGAAACCGAAAAACTGCGTTCCCGCAAAAAACATGCCGTAGGAGCAGCCCGCAGTTTCACAGTTAATCAGGAACTGATCCGAGAAGCGGCCTGGACAGTAGAAGCCGTAAGCGGTATCGTTGGTGCTGGGCGCAGCCACGCATCCGGTGAAGCGCGTGGAAGCATTCGGGCTAATCTGTCCGTCGCTTGAACCTGCAAATCCATCAATGTAATAGCCAAACCATTGACCTGTTCCAGTACCCGCATTGCTGGTGAAGGCATAGCATTTATCAGCAAAGACATTGACCGTATCACCGAAGTAATATTCAATATAATTTCCCACCGAATAACAGCGCTCCAGGCGAAGCCGGAGCACGCCGAGAGCGCGAATTCCGCAGGCCCCAGTCGTTGCGTCCCCTCCAGAAGGTATCTGCGTCGGCACAACGGAACGCGCGGGCGCTACGCCGATGATGGCGGTGTCTTGTAGGTAGGTAGAGACGTTGCCGACCGTGTAGCTGGTCGCGCTAACCTTGATACAATCAAGCGTTGGCGAGTTGATCGTGATTATCGCCTGATTCCATGCCTCGTCGTCGCTCATCAGCACGTTGCCGATGCGCGTGAGCAAAATGGTAGAATTCGTGTAATAATTGGCGCGCTGAAGCTTTACCTTGGTATGTGCCAGAAGCGCGGCGTTGATCGCGGGCGCGCAATCGGTTGTGATACCGTAAGGCAAAGCCCCCCACCATTCGGCAAGTGCAAAATCGCAGGAATTGTAATCGGCGAATACGACCTTGCCCGTGCCGCTCGTTGAAAAAACCTGATACGGCCCCGCAATAAAATCCGCATTAAACGTCACCGTCACGCCGTTCGGGATCAGCAGCATGGCACCAGGCTCGAAGCTGACAGGCACGCTAAAGGCGATGCTCTCTCCTATGTAATATTCTCCTGGGCCGAAGCGAAGCCTATTCAGCGTGGTGTTGGCGGTCGTGAATGCGTTGTAATTGTCGGTGGTGCCATCGCCCCTTGCGCCAAGATCGGCGACCGTGGCAATGTCATCGAAATGCTGCGCCAGCGTGCGCGAGGTATTGCCCTGCGTCGCTGTCGCGTAATAGCTACTGAGGTCGATAGGCGAGAAGCCGCCAGGAGCGCTTGCCGCGATAACATTGCCGCTTGCATCAAAAGCAGCGTATTTGTTCGCGCGCTGGAGAGCGGGCGGTAGAATGGCGTTGAGCGACGTTGCATCGGCGATCGGAAAGCGCACGCTTCCCACGGATTGGGTTGCGATCTGCTGGATTTCCATACAGAGAATATCCAGCGCCTGATCAACCGACTGAGGATAAAAATTTCCTTGGTTGGAAACCGATACGTTCTGCAGGAGCGGCAGTACGCGCGCGATCGTCAATGCCGAGCCTGACGGAATTGGCGCTGCGCCCGCAAGCGTATAGGTTACGTTTCCACCGATTTGCCAGATTTGCCCTGGCTCAAGCGGATTGAGCGTTATCTGATATTGCGAGGGTTGCAGCAGCGTCTGGTTGCCGCTTGGATCGGTGTAGATGACTTCGATGTCATTGGCGTTGACCGCGATAAACGGAAAACTAAAAACGGTGGTGGCCCCGTTACCCAGGGCGGTTTGAACAGATTGCGAACTCGCTACGGTCATTTTTTTTCGCTTCGCCTCGCCCTTTTGCAGGGTCTTTTTATCCGGATGACTCGGCTTCTTTATGGGCCGATTAAAACCACGATAGCGCATTTCTCAGGAGAAAGCAAGGCGCTTGATTTTATCAAAAATAGCGTTAATATAAAACATAAAAACTATGTCAGAATCTTCAAAAGAAGGCGGCGCGCAAAAACAGCGTAGGCAGCCCAAAACGGCCATAACGGGGCGCAAGCGGCATTGCTACGCCAAAAAGCCGAACGGAAAAAATGCAACGGGCGTGGTCGAGGTCACGCTTGATGCGGATCAGGCAAAAAAACTCGCGGAGATCGGCTGCACCAACGAAGAGATCAGCTATGCTCTGGGTTGCTCAAAGGATACGGTTGAGCGAAGATGCAAAAGCGACCCCGCATTCGGCCTGGCCATGGAGCAGGGGCGCGCAAAATTAAAAGAATCGGTGCGCCGGACACTCCTCAGAATCGCTGAAAAAGATGGTAACGCAAGCGCGGCTATTTTTCTTGCGAAAGCGGTGTGCGGCATGAGAGATGTCATGGTGCTTGAGGGTAATTCCGAAAAGCCGATCGTCTTAAGCGTTGTTGATAGCTTAAGGGAGCGCGAAGCAAAATTAAGAAGTTTACCCAATGGAATTGATTGACCCAAGGCTTCAGGAATGGCTGATTGAAAAGTCAATCGAGTGTCGGCATGACCCTCTAAAATGGGTGATGCTGTCTTTCCCATGGGGCGAGACGGGGGGCGAGCTTGACGGGATATCTGGGCCGGAGCCGTGGCAGATTGACGTTTTGAATATGATCCGTGACGGGGTAGCCACGCTGGATGATGCGATTCGCATTGCGGTCGCGTCCGGTCACGGAGTCGGGAAAACCGCGTTGGTGTCCTGGATCATTTTGTGGGCGCTCACAACCTGCCTCGACACGCGCGGCGTGGTGACGGCGAACACCGGAGACCAGCTGCGCGGAAAAACATGGGCCGAACTCGGTAAATGGCATCGGCTTTGCGCGTGGCGCGATTGGTTCCGCTATCGCGCGGAAAGCATCTATTCGGTCGATCCACGACATGAGCGCACTTGGCGCATTGACATGGTGACTTGGAGCGAAAATAATACCGAGGCTTTCGCGGGATTGCACAATAAAAACAGACGTATCCTGGTTATTTTTGACGAAGCTTCAGCTATTCCAGATGCGATCTGGGAAGTGACGGAAGGCGCGCTGACCGACGCGAACACGGAAATTCTTTGGTTCTGTCCCGGAAATCCGACGCGCAATACGGGGCGTTTTCGTGAATGTTTCGGACGTTTCAAGCATCGCTGGAAAACCATGCAGGTGGACGGGCGCAGGGTGTCGATCACCAATAAGCAGCTTTTTTCGCAATGGATCCAGGATTACGGCGAGGATAGCGATTTCGTGCGCGTGCGCATCAAGGGCGAGTTTCCGCGCGCGGGTACCATGCAGTTCATTCCAGGGGACATCGTGGAAATAGCGCGTCATCGTCAACCAGAGGCCTACCTCGGCGACCCGTGCGTCATGGGCGTCGATGTCGCGCGCTTTGGTGATGATCAAAGCGTAATCGTGGTGCGGCGCGGGCGCGATGCCAAATCTGTCCCATGGGTCAAGCTGCGCGGCGTTGATACCATGACGCTCGCCGCCACCATCGTCGATCTGGCCAACCGGCATAAGCCGGATACGATCTTTGTGGATGGCGGCGGCGTGGGCGGCGGCGTGATTGACAGGCTTAGAATGCTGCGTCAGCATGTCACCGAAGTGCAGTTCGGCGCGCGCGCCGACCGTGCAATCGAAACGGGAGACGGCGCGATCGTCTACGCCAACAAGCGGGCCGAGATGTGGGGATCAATGCGCGACTGGATCAAAGGCGGCGCGATTCCCGATGACCCCGACCTTGCAGGCGAACTTACGAGCGTGGAATACGGTTATGCGATACGCGACGGGCGCGACGCGATTCTGTTGGAGCGCAAGGAGGATATGAGGCGGCGCGGGCTGGCATCCCCAGACTTGGCGGACGCGCTTTGCTTGACTTTTGCTTATCCCGTCGTTCCGAGTGACCACAGTGCCGATTTTGGCGGCAGAAACGCGCATCAGGCGGAGTATGACCCCTTTGCAAGTATGAACCGTCATCGGCGCGATTACGATCCTTTTGCGCGGATGCGTGATGATTACAAGCCTTTCGGTTGAAAGAATATGCGAGATACAGAAGAATCGGTCGGTGCTTAATTAAAGTTTAGCCACTTCTAAAAGGGAATCATCAATCATCTTTAATTGCATAAAAAACGATATAATAATACGGTGGCTATAATGAAAAAACTCCGAATTTTAATGTTTTTTGGAAATTAAAGGTATCTGGTATATCTTCAACAAAAGAAACACTGCCAGGAACTGGTGAATAACCCCTTATCTCCGATTGGTGCGCTTCTTCAATGTTCTTTATTTTTTCTTCAAGATAATTCAAATAATCAATATCGGGCAGAGTTTTACTAAAACCGCAGGCAAGGCTTTTCCATTCTTCTTTCAAATGTTTCATTTTTGCTATGACGTGAGGTGGAACGCTCCCTTTAAAACAATCTTTTAAAATTTACCGTTGAAATCTTATTTTTTCTCAAATCCTGCCCGCAAAGAAACGATCCACGCGTTATCGCCTGTTGATTTTATCTCAAAAAAGTAACCATCTTTCAAATCTTCAGAAAAAGCCTCAAGATTAATAGGAATTTTCTTAAAACTTTTCTCATCCATATTGTGATAATAACACCATTTTAGCTCTAATCCTAAAACTACGTTGCCATTATCATCCAGCATTTTTTTAACAGGATTGAAGTTTTTAAAAATTGTAGACTTATCGACCTTGCGACGCCATATCGCCATTACGGCCTGATGCTCAGATAGATTGACGGTAAATCCACCACCAGGTAGAATATCTTGCTCTCTGGAATTCAAAAATCCTTCAATCTTTTTTTTAGAAAAGATTCCCCAATCGCCCCATCTAACCAACATGCTTATGTCCAGGGTGTTCTTAAAAGTGAATGTACGCATGGTATATTTCCTTCAAATCTCAAAATGTTATGTCAATTCGAGCGCCGCTAGGTTACACGTCTAATTGAAAAAAGGAAGAGGCAAGATTGATTCATCCGCAATGAACGAAGATTGGTATGTATGGAGAATATGGATAAAAACAGATAGCTCTCATAAAGAAGCTAGCGCTTCGGCGGAGCGCTGACCATTGCCTGCTTATTCGCCCGCGCCTGCTGAATAATCTCCTGAGCGCGCATCATTACGGCGGAGCGCGCCGTTTCGCGGCTGGCGCGAATCGTAGCCTTGATAGCCGCACGCTGGGAAAACGGCGGTTGGCTGGCGAAGCCAGACGTCCGCACCAAAGCATCAAGCCGCATCTTTGCCAAACGTCCGCCTATTCGGCAGAGATCATCATATTGCGCATCGTTCAGCTCAATATCCCTGACTTTGCGCTCCGGCTGCGCGGGGAACATGTTAAGCCGCAACATGGCCTGGTTCACGGCGTCTTGCGTCAGGCGAGACTCGTAGATCGCCGAGAATCCCGCGCCGCCCAAGGCATCGCGGTTTAACTGCGGTTCCCCCCAAATGTCGCGTTTGGGATAAAGGGATTGCGATTCCCACGGCAGTTTCGCTCGGATGGCATCCATGACGGTACGGGCCTGCCGCGCATAAGGATCGGTGGCGCGTGTGATCTGGCCCATGCCGACGCTGTAGGGGACAAAAGAGGAGGCGAACCCGCGCAGCCAGCGATTCCCGTAGCGGTCGCTGTCTTCCACCGCCTTCATCAGTTCCGAGGGGCCGCGCATAAAGCTTTCATCAAGGATATTCTGACTAAAGGCGTGTGCCAGCATGGTCGCGCTATCGCCGAGCGTCTGCTTGTCCATCGACCTTGCTAGATCATGGAGATCGGCGGCAACGCCGAGCAGCATCCCGAGTGGCCCGAGCCGATGGATGTCATACCAGGTGTCGCCAATGCGGACGCTGTGCGGTTGGTTGCCGCCAAGCATCCGCCATGCCGCTGCCTCGCGCGGATCGGTCGGGCCGGAGCCGCTTAAGTAGCCCTGCGAGGCCAGAGTGCCGCCAAGAATCGCAAGCCCCGTTCCCGCCAGCATCCGCGCGCGCGCCATATCTCTTGCCGCATTGCCATTCACGCCCATCAGATCGCCCCGAATTTCTTTCGAGAGCAGCCCGATTGGCGTCCGTTGAAGCAGCGACTGCTCCACGATGTTGCTGCTGATATGGACGAACGGATCAATGAATTTCAGCAAGCGCGTTTCGCCCACGCCTGGCAGTTTTGCGCTCACATTCGTCAAACGGCTCAATGTGCGCGTAAACTCGCCTCCCTGCCCCATCAGCGTGAGATCGGTCGCGCCTTTGCTGGCCTGCTTCATCATCTCGTCGGAGGGGTTTCGCGTCAATTCGCTCATGCGCTGTTTAAAAGCGTCGCCTTGCAGGCCCTCTTCCGCCGCTGCCCGATAGGCAAGCGCCGCTTTCTCCATCGAATAATTGAGCGTGCGAAAAAAGCTATGGATGGCACCGACGACGCGGGACGGAAAACGAATCGCCGTGCCGACCGGCAGAAGATTCCTTCCTCCGATTTCGGTGTCACGAATCGCGCCAAGCGGCGAACGGCGCAAGCCCATTAACGGCGCGCGTTCGGCCTCACCGCCTTCCACCAACGCATCCGTTGCCTTCACCGCATCAATCATGCCTCGAAACAGTCCATAGGTTTGTGAGCCGACTTCCCGCCAGGACACGTCCCTATTCTCCGTCATTTTTCGGAGAAACATCGCGTCGGGACGCTCGAATGGCGCGGCATGAGCTTCCTCGCCAGGCAACAGCGTCGTCACGCCGGTCTCCAGCGACTTGATTGTCGCGGAAAGCGCCGATGGCAAGGCGCGCGCACCCGCGCTGAGGCGCGCAGTCGCTTCACCGGCCTTGACCGTGTCGCCGATCAGCGCCGCAATCGGCGTTTCGACCAGCGCCTTCCAGGCGGATAACTTCGCATTGCCTAGCACATAAGTCGTATGGGTTGCGGGGCCAGAGAGCAGGCCGTTGATCCAATATTCAAGAACCTTTTCGCCGAAAGACGGCTTGAGGCTGTCATTTACGAACCTGCTCACCTGTTCTGGCGAATCATACGTCGATAGCAAGCGCGCCTCCTCCTGAAGCTGGTGGAGTGTTTTGCCAGTCGCATCCTTCAGCATGTCCCCGACAAATTTTGCCTGCCCGTCGCCCGCCATCAGTTTGCGGAATGCGCCAAGCGCGCGCCCCGCTTCCGCCGTAATGCCGGAAACATGCCCCTGAATCATGATGTGCCGGGCGCGTGCCTCCGCATAGGCCGCAACATCGGCCTCGATTCCGCTTGCCGCCTGATTTGCTTTCTCCTTAAGATCGGTGGCGGACTGGATCAACAGCTTGCGCGCTCTGATCACTTGTTCCGCGTTGAAGGCCTGCCCGATCTTGCGCATATTGAGCGTTTGCGCATCCATTCCGAGCGCATCGGCAAGCGCAAGCTGCTGATCCACGCTGATGACGCCACGCCGTTGATCCATGAAATCGCCATTTTGCGTAGCGGTCGCGCGCAACAACGTGTTGATATCTTCCGGCGTATTGAGATTGTCGAGCCGGATATTGCCCGCTTTGTCGATTAGGCGCGAGGTGTTTCTTGGGAGTGGCTTCTCATCTATGCCGTCTTGCAGCCCTAGCTCTCCTCCCGTTCCTGCGGGTGCTCGCTCAGGTAATGATTGATCGCCTTCCGGCGACATTTCGCCGCCGCCCGATACGACCGTTCCGCGTTCCGGTAAAGCGCTCTTTGTTCCTCCGTCAGATTCGGGCGCATCTGATGCACCACCATCTTGCGCACCTGTCGATGCGTAGCCTCCTGCTCCCGCTTCAGTTCCGCCAGCATCATCGGCGACTTCTCCCGTTCCTCCGTCGCCATGTTCGTCCTCCGCCGCGCGCTCGCCCAAATGCGCGCCCTGTTCCCGTTCGATGTCATTCGCAACCGCTCTGGCTTCATGCGGGGCCACAGCCTCCGCGTCCGCCTCGTGAATATCCGCGAGCATCCTACCCGGTTCGCGCTCCGGCGCAATCACTGTTTTTTCTGGTTTTTCTGCCAGCAATCGGTCGAAAACGTCACGAATATCATCCGTAATCGGAGCCTTGAGCGCCGTCAGTCTGCGGTAGATATTCGTGAGCAAGGCACGGAAACGCGCGAAGACGCTTGCCAGTTCGCGGCTCGGGGCGACGCCTTCCATGATATAGCGTTTAAATCCATACACAAACCGCTCGTGCTGCGCCCTCGTGAATCCGCTGAACGGGCCTTCCTCGTCGCCGAGCCATTTGCGCACCTTGGCGACGTCCGCCTTAAGATCGTCCGGCGCGAGATCGTGCGCCGCATCCGTCACCAGCTCGTCCAGCCACAGATGGGCGGATTCATGGATCAGCGTCGAGGCGTCGGCGGTCTTAAACAGGCGGATGATGCCGCGCCCGCTGTTAAGGGAGCCGAGTTTTGCCGAGCCTTTGACTTTTTGAAAAAGCTCTTTCTGCCCCTCTTGGCGCGCAAGCTCCTGCTCGCTTACGCCTGATTCTTTGCGCTCTCCTGCTGAGCCAGACTCAGCGCTGACAGCATTATCCCCCCGTTCCATGCCTGCATCCAGTGCTCGGCGGACATGCCCGAGGAATTCCCTTGCGGCGGCATCGGGCTTGAGTTCTCCTGACTTGAGTCGCTCGGCGATGCCGGTGAGGGCGTCGGAGACGGGGCCTTTGCGGGTGGCGAGTTGGGTAAGGAATTCCTGCGCTTGCTCATCCGTCGATAGTCGCGCCGCGTTGGTGGTTTTGTCAAGCCTGTTCTCGCCCGCGCCTTCGATACGCTCGACTTCGTTCACCAGCGTTTTGAACAAAGCCGTATCGCGCTTCAAAAGCGTTGCGGCGCGGTCGGCGATTTTCGCGCGCTCCAGCACCACGCTTGAAGCAAACGCCTCCTTGCCAAAAAGATTCTGTTGCGTCATGCGTTCCGTGCCGGTCTCCAGCATCTCGCGCACGATCATCTCGGCCTGGCGCAGATTTTCCGGCTTCGTCTGCGCCAGCAGGCGCATGGCCTCGCTCTGCTCCAGCGGATCATCGACAAGCCTGCCAACGATGGCCGCCTGCTGCGTTGGCACTACCTCATTGACCGCCATGCCGAAAGCCTCCGGCGAAAGCCGCGCAAGCGCTTGGCCGTCACGGGCAAGCGCCGAGCGGGGCGGCAAAGCGGGGAGCTTAATGCCGCTTTCGTCCGCCTCCCTGATGATCTTGGCGGCATCGATCGCGGTTCCCGTCCCCTCGGCGATATTCTTGGCAGCGGTGAATATGCGCGCGCCTGCATCGGTAAACCCATCTGCCGCGTTCAGCACGAAGGCGTTGACGCGAATAGGCGCATGTCCCTCCGCCATCAGGCGCTGCGCAAGTCCGATGCGCTGATGTCCGTCGGCGACCCAGTTTTTTCCCTCCGCATCTCGGAAAACGATGGCCGTATTCGCCAGCATGGGATTCCACTCTTTGACGCCCTGCAACCTGTCGGTGATGCCCTGCGCGTCACCCCCTGACTTGAACTGGAAACGTGTCGCGTCAACACCGATTTCGCGGGGGTCGAGACTTTCGATGCCGGTTGCGTTCTGCGGTTGGTTTGGGCCGATCTCGGGCTTGTCTTTCGTCGGCAAGAGCGGTGCCGAAGCAGCGGAGGGGCGCTCGGTTTTCGCCTTGCCGCCCTTGGCGGCTTCGATGCGCGCGCCTTTTTCCCGATACATCTCTTCCGCCGTGCCGAGCTTTCCGCCGAATCGAGCAGCGCGCGTCTTGTAGCGCGCCTCCCATAATGCGCCGAGCGCCTGCGCTTCCTGTTCCGGCCTTCCGGCTTCTCTTACCTGGCGCGCCACGTCATCGGCGATAGAAAGACGCTGCTCTTCTTTTTTCGCCGAAGGCGCACTTTCGGCGGTGGGCGCATTTTCCGTTGGCGTTGCATTGTCTGCGGCGGGCGCTATTTCAGGGCTTTCGCCTGCTTCCGGCGGCGAAGCATCCGCGCTTTCCGCCGCCGCTTCTGGCACGGCGGGCGTATCAATGAGCGATGTTTCGGGTGTGAATTCCTGCGCCTGACGGTAAGCCGCCGACACGTCAGGCGCAAGAGCGCGCATCCGGTAATCGGCGTCCATCATCCGCTGACGCGACTGCTCGGTCATTGATGCGATGATGTCGGGTCGATCTTTTTCCAAATCCTTGATTCGTTGCGATATCTCGGTATATTTCTCTCCGTTCTCGCGGATAGCGCGCTCCTCCTCCTCTTTGGTCAAACCTGTAGGAATGCGCATGAGACCTGGCATCTCATCTTTCAGGCGAGCGATCTCCTCATCCACCTTGCCGCCGAAAATTTCCTCGCCATTGCGCATAATGTCGCGGTGACGTTCGCGCTCCGCCTCCAGCCTATCATACTCGTTGAAGGTGTCCGGCGCGATCCGGCGCACGATGGCATGAATGTCGGGGGCGTTATTTTCGTTTTTCTCGGCTTCTGTCTGACCTGCCGCTTTTAGTCCTTCAATCGCATCGTTGAACCTCTGAAGATGTTCTTCGATACGCTGGTCAAAGCCTGCAAACCGATTGGCAATATCAGCCGAAAAAATATCAACGGCGGCTTGCTCTCGCGCCGCCATATCCTCAGGCTCCGGTTCTTTTGTGCCGAAATAGCCCGCCTCGCCCTCGCCGATCACCGCGTCGCGGCGCGCCTCGGCCAGCAGTTGCGGCAGAACGGGGCGTTTAGGCATGAATTCCGGCGTATGGAGGCCCGTCCCCATGAACGCTTCGGGATGTTGAAGCATCTCGCCCATCGCGCCGAATTCATCGTGTCCTGTTTCAACGGCTGTCTGCACGAGCGCCGCTCCGCCCGCCGTAAAAGGAATCATGCCGGTACGGAGAGCCGCGTCCAACTCAATGGCGGCAGGCGTCAGAATCGTTTCGAGCGTTCCGCGCAGTAAACCTTCCTGACCGTTCGCATAATCGTTAAAGAAGCCAAGTTTGCGCAAATCTTCTTTCGTTTCGCCAGAAAATCCCAAATCCTTATATCCGCCTGTCGCTTCATCCATCCCATGACCAAAAGCGTCAATAATGCGCCCGATTGCGGTATTCTGGTAAAAATCCTGCTTTGCGTTTTCTCCGCCATTAAATGGCACTGAAGAGACGGCCTCGCTGCCCTCGAATGGAATGGCTGCGGCGTATGCCCGCGCGGTCTTCTTGACCGTATCCCATAAGCCTGGCGATGCGCCCTCCTGTTGAGACTTGCTCATTGCCTCATCCCAGGTCGGAAGCTGCGCTTTCGCCGATTCCGAATGGGATTTTATCGCCTCATCCCAAGTCGGTAGAGCCTGATCGGCCTCCGGCGCGGGCGGAGTGGGCGCGAGCGTCACCGACGGGCTGGTGAAGTTTTGAACGTCGGATTCAGTATCATTATCAGTTTCGGTCATGAATTACTCTGGGTGCGGAACGGCGGGAACGTCACGGATCAAGCCAAGCTTTAACGCTTCAGCCTTCCCCTGATCGGACGTTATTTTTTGGGAACTCACGTCAGAAAGGATCGACTTAAGATCACGCGCGCCTGGAGGAGCGCTGCCTGCGTCTTGCATCTTATCGCCCATCCATTGCGACATCGGGCGCTTAAAAGCTGGGATCAGCTTACCCACGTAATCAGGGCTGTCAGGATTAAAAATTTGCGAAGGCGACTTTCCATCAGCTTTCAATTTCTCGATCTGGGGCAAGGCGGAAGCTAGGAATTTTAAGTAAATCTCATCTCCCTTCGGGTCTTTGAAGCCAAAGCCTTCATTCGTACCGGAAATTTGCGTCTTGGCATTGGCAAAGAATTGCTTTTTCATCATGCTTTCCGCATCGCCTTCCGGCGTATTCTTGCCTTCTATTTCTTTTGTCAAACTATGCAGGCCAGCGATGGTGAGGTCACCTTGCGGCCCGATATGCGAATAAAGCTGATCGGCACTTGTAATTCTATCCGGCGCGCCGCTATCCGCGTGAACGCGCTTAAAAAGATCATAGAATCCGCTACCATATTCACGGCTTTCTTTCGTGGTGGTGACGCCGCTGCTGCGCTCGGAATTGTAATCGGCGCTATGCTGGAGATATTGCATGGTGCTCGGTGAATCCGCCAGCGCGGCCGCCATTTGCGGCGGAATCATACCGACATCGGTGAATTTCGGGTCGGCGGCCAGCTTCTGGGCCTCGTTCAAGGTCTGCGTTTTCCAGGCGTTCGCCGCGTCCTGATAGATTTTGTGCTGCTGCTCCAGCGCCACGAGCGTCGCCTGACGTTTATCCAAATTGGCGATGCCATTCACGCGGTTCAGCATGTCGGGGTAGTTCTTGTCGAACTCCACCAGCGATTGCATCGGAGTCGCCCCCTGCTGCACGGCGATGCCTGGCGTCTGGTGCACCTTATCAATATCATAGGAAAGCGGCACCGTCATCGTCTGCGTCAAAACTGTCTGGCCCTGCGGCGCGTCATTCGCGCCAGCAGGCAATGCTATTGCGGCGCGCTGGCTTTCCGCATCGTATTTCTGATGGATCGCGTCGAGGAACTGCCCGGCGGTCATCGTGGCATTGCCGCCGTTGTTCGCTACCGCCGCAAGCGCCTCGCCGCGCGTTTTGTAAAGCGGAGCCAGTGCGTCTACGGCGCGCGTTGTCGGGTCGCTCTGCGCCGCCTTGAATAGGGCGGGAGCGCCCCCTGAACCCTGCTGATACGCTACATATTGTTCCCATGGCATTGATGCGCGTCCTAGCGCCTGATCCGCCGTGGTCTTCGCCTCCGCGAGCGCTTCCATCATATTGCGCGCCTGCTCCGGAAGATCACCGCCTTTTCCTGTCTGTCCAATATCGCCGCGCGCGCCGACGTTAGTGCCATCGGCAGATTCGATGCGCAGCACCGTCAGTGCATGATTGACGTCTATTCCCGCGCCCTTCGCTGCATCTGCGACCGCGCCGCGCGCCGCCTGCGCCGTCTGTCCGCCATACCCCTGCGGCGCGGGGTCGCCCTCCATCAGCGCCTTGGCGGCCTGCTGCCCGTACTGCCGCATCGTTTCGGCATGGAGCATCTTGTCGATCTCCAGTTGATCATGCCCCGGGATGCTGTCGCGGTTTTCGTTATACGAGCGCTGCGCGATGTCGATATCGCCGTTCGAGACGGCGCGCGATACGATCTCCTTGACCGTATTTCCCCACATGGTGCGCTGCTGCTCGCCGATAATCGCCGCGCCCTGTGGATCGTCCGGATGCAGGCCGCGATCCATGCCGTGTTTCAGGATCAGGTTGTCCATCTGGTTTCGGCTTTGCGCAACGATTTTCGGATCGTTGTAAAATGCCACGGCATTGTCGGCCAGGGTCGAGAGCATGGCGTTATGCGACTGGTCCTCGTATCTTGTCTGCTGATCGTCGGCGTAGCGCATCGCGCCGTCCACCTCCTGCGCCACATGCTGCGACATATAATGCGAGAGGATTTCCCGCTGGTATGGGCCGCTGGCATTGTCGAGGAATTGCGTGCGAAGCTGCTGAAGCTGTTGCGCGTAATCGTCCTGTCCGATCACCGCATCCTTGCCTTTGAGTTGGTAGAACTGCGCCTTGAGTTTGGCGGCGGCGGGCGCGAATTGATTGGCGATGACATCGTTTGTCGCCGCTTCCGTCGCCATCTTGCCATATTGCTCCGCAAGATTTTGCCCCATCTGCCCAGTCTGCTCCAGCGCGCCCGACGTCTGCGCGCCGAATGCGCCAGGATCGGCGCGCACGGAAAGCGTATCGTTGCCGCTGCCTGTTTCTGGCGCTACGGAATTGACGGAAGAATAATCGTCCTGCGGTTTCGGGGGCATAGCTTAGCTCAATATAATGGTGCCACCGGATGAGCCGCCGCTCGAAAGACTGCTCCAATTCGCATTGGGATTGGCAGCCGCTCCGAGAACGGAGCTTCCCGCCCCAATATAGCCCGCCGTCTCGGCGTCGCTTGCCTCCGAGCGGTCTTGCGATGCCTGCGCCTTGTCGCTTGCCGCCTGCACCTGATAGCCGTAAGCCTGCCGCGCGGCATTGGAACGAATCGTCATGGCGTCGAGCATACCGTTTTCCGCCGCTCCGGCGCGTACCGCCACCGCCGAGCCTGTGTTGGTCTCGATTCCGCTTGCCGCCTGATTCGCGGTGATCGCGCCGACCGTCGCGCGCGTCTTCTGTTGCGACATGGCGGCTTGCTGGTCGCCTGCCTGCGCTGCCCAAGTCGCATTCTGCGTTTGCTGTTTCGAGTTGAGATCGGCGACGTTGGCGTTGTAACGATCCGCGCTCGCCGTGGCGTTGCCCTTGGCGATACTGCCCGCTGCTGAAAGCGCGGCAGAAGTTGCCAGCGCGATGGGAGTGACAACTGGATCACACATCTTCGCGCCTCCTTATCTCAAATTTTCGGAACATATGCCCCATTTTACCGAAAGGCGCGGGCGGATGCACGGTAAAACCGGCGATTTTCAACATTCGGATCGAATCAAGGTAATCCGCGTCCACATAGTTGACGAGATGCGGGAAAATTTCGAGCATCGCCTTGACGTTATACAGGTAAAACCGCGCGAAGAAAAACGGCGAGACGCGCTTCGCCTCGTCGGTCAGCAAAAGCCAGGGATGCCCCGTGCCGCCGAGCAGGTTGCCGCCGACACCCCAGAGCGCCGCCACCTTGCCGCCGAGAAGGACGGCTTTCGGCGCATGGCTCCAGCGCACCGCGCGCCGAGTAAGGCGGTGCGGGTCATGGCCAAGACAGGTCAACTCGCGCTTGTCCTCGGCACGCAAATTGACGGCCAATTCGCGGGCATGTTCCACGGTGGCGCGTGTTATCGTAATTTCAGGCGTCATCCTGGCGTATCTCCTATTTGATACTCCGCGATTACGGCAAGGATGTTCGAGGGCAGGGGATAGTCGTGCTGCATGGCGATCTGCCCATGCACGTCCCATCCGCCTGGCAGCAAGATGCGCTCGTCGCCCGTAAAAAGCGGCGCGGCGACGCCTGCGGGAGTGAGCGGACTGCGCTCGCGGAACTCCCGCAGATTCGACCATGCCGCGACTGGTGCGCCTGGTTGCGTTGCGGCGTCCGTTTGATTGACGCCGACCTTGAGGCCGCGCGTTGCTTCCACGCGAATGGTAGCGGCAGACAGGCTTTTACGCCTGCCCTGCGCGGTCACAGGCTGATTGGGCGGATCCAGGTTGAGCGTCTGGAGTTGAGCGGTGAATGGCAGGCCGACCACCACGGAAGAAGCGGCGACAGGCAGGGTAATCGACCCATTCGTCACCGTTTGATTGGGAACGACGCCGCCATCCGCGAGGATTGTTACGCTCATGCCCTCCAAGTGATTGAGGCCGTCCACGACCAAAATAGGCGTGGTGATCGTCCATTCTCCGCTTATCGCGGGAATCGGCATGGCGTTCGGATCATTTGGCAAGGTAGCCAGGATAGGCGTTATCGGTGCACCGATGACCTGATTGCCGGAAAGCACCTGTGTAACGGTAATTTTCCCGCCGCCCATGCGGATAACGTCTCCGACATTCGCGCTGGTAAAGACATTCGCGGAAGCGGTGAAAGTTACGTTGCCATTCGCATCGGGGGAGGAAGCCGAAAGCGTGGCGTTCGGGGCTGGCATTGGCAATGAAAGACCCGCATCGACGCAGAAACTGGATTCCGCGTCCGGCCAATTGCGGTTGTCCATACGTTCGGAATAATACCGCCACGCGCCTTGTACGAAGCGCTTGACAATGACGTATATCGCGTCAACGGGCGGCTCGGTCACGCTGCACACGCCGACAAAAAGACCGTTGGTATCATGGCGCGCCCAGCCATAGATGTCTTGCTCCTTGAGCCAGGTGAGCGACAGCAATGCTCCGTCGTCGCGTACTGACCAGACGAGTTTGTACGGTTCTTCGGCATAGGCCCACTGGATCAACTGGTAATTAGTAAAAAGATGGTTGGAAAAAAGGGTAATGTCCGTGCCAGTATAGATGTTCGTGAAAAAATTATAACTTAAATCCCTGACAATGCTACCTTTGGCCTGCACATACAGGATATCGTAATTAATAACGATCGGCGGCAGGGTGGAGGAGCAACCGTTATAGGCCTGCGGCGTCGCCGTCTGGTCGGCGGGCGTGATCGCCGCTTGGCTCCCGCCATTGAGTTGCCACGCTCCATTGCCAGCCAGCATCACCAAACCGCCGGGCATCGACACCATATCCTGTATGCCGTTGATCTGCTGCGCCCAAGGCGTACCTTCGATCGCGTCATCATCAACCGTTGGAATCGAACTGTCCATATTCAGGTAAGCATTGGGCTTGGACATCCAGTATGTATCGGGCTGGTTGAGCGAATTGGCGTAAACGCGACGTGACTGATAATAGCCGACGACCGATGGATAAGTGCCGGATTCCGGCCCAACGGTAATAGAGGCGGTCGCCCCGCCGCCAGTCGATCCGCCCGTAAGCGTTGCGCCGCTGGCCGTCGCGGGCGCGTTGCCTGCGTTCAGCGTGTAGGCATTGCCGCCAGGGCCGGAAGTTTTATAGGTGATAACGAGAATTTTCCCGCTTACGCTATAGGTGGCAACGTTGATGCTGGTGCTGTTGTAGTTATTGAGTTGATAGGCAAGCTCCGCCAGCGTCACCGTTACGTCATCTCCGATCAAAATCTGCGGGCCGCTCGTGATGGTGGTGACAAACGTCCAGGTGACGCCGTTCAGAACGATGTATTGCCCGTTTGAAGGATTCGAGAGAAATGTCAGGCTTCCTGAAGCTGCCTGGTTGCCGCCGCTGATCGTGATGCTATTGCCTGCGGCGTAATTTTGCCCGTAATCAGAGATATAAAATCCCGCCACTGCGCCGTTTAATACGATCGGCGAGCCTGAGAAATTCTGCCCCGTTGTGGTATTGATGTGATAGGAAACCAGATTCTGCGTGTAATTCGCGCCGCCTGCCGTAGGAATCACGTCGAGAATGCGCCCGCGTGCGAAGGGATCATTATGCGACGGCGCGATTTGCGTAAAATCTGCGGTGATGTTCGTGTCGGTGAAGCTGGTGCCAAAAGCCGTGCCAATATAACCGTAAAGCGATCCGACCGGAACGCCAGCGCCGTAAGAAGGCGTTGCGCGGTAAATATTGTAGCTCGACGCGCCTGCGACGGGCGTCCAGGTGATCGTGTTCGATCCGGCATAAACGGCGATGTCATTGTTTTGGGCTTGCACGGCAACGGAAGCGACGCTCTCCTCGCCAGTATCCATGTCAATGGCGGTGACGATATAGCTGTACCAGGTCGAAAGCGTCGTGGAATTCTGCGCTGTTACCGTCACGGTGGTTGGCGGCAGGATCGAGGAAGAAAAGGCAACGGGCGTCAGCGTCCAGTCGGTGGCGCCGAGCCGCTCCAGATCGTAGGGGATATATTCCGTCCGCGTCACGGGATTGACGCAGCAAAGCGACATGGTATCCGCCGACTGCGCGAATTTCAAATAAGCAAGATCAACGGCGGCATAGGGCGTTACCAGCGTATAAAGGCGCGCGCTGGCTCCTTCGCCCGTATAGGCGGCCCACCCAGAGGAATTGACTGCATTCCCAAAAAGGTCGGAGATGGTAACGTGGTTCGCATCGGGTACGCTGGTGACGATCCAGGTGAGGCCGTTAAGGTTTACCATGCCTTTTATGCCAGTGATATAAATCCAATCCCCGACCGCATAGCCATGGGCGGGAATGTTAAGGGTGATTTGACTGGCCTGCGTCGCGCCGCCGATATTCAGGGCTGCTTCCGTGACATAGGCTCCTTGCGACTTGATGCGCATGTAGTTGTCGCCGAATTCCAGCGCATAGCCTTGGTCGATATTGAACTGAAAGCGGATATCGCGTGGTGGCGCGGCGGGCGGCTGCTGCTTGCACATGCCGACATAGGCAAGACCGGCGCGCGAGGCGGCTCCGCCACGGTAATTCGCAAAAAAGTTGCGCATGGTGGAAGCGCCGCTATGCCATTTGGCAAGATCAACGCGCCCATAAAGCGAAGGAGAAATCTCGCCACCGATAAAACTGTATTGGATCGTGGAAATGGCCATCTTTAGCCCTGCGGCAGGGAATTCTTCCCCCAGGAAGCGCCGTCATCGTCATAGAGCCAGCGCCGCGCTCCACAGTTTCGAGCGCGTATCCAGTCGGGAATCTGTTCCATCACCGTCACCGTCTCGTTTGCATCGTCGCGCTGCGCCTCGGCGATCATCGCGGACACGATCCTTTCGGCGTTTTGCATCAGCGCCATGTCCAGGGAGAGCGCCGGAACGAGGCGAGCGGCGAGCGATGCCACCATGGCCTCCTGAAAATCAAAATCCCAAAGCTGCGGATTGCTTTGGTTAAAGGTATAAACCCCCTGCGCCTGCGACTCGTTGGCAAGAATCACCAGCGTCGGGTTGCCATTCGCATCGACTCCGGAAGAGACGACAAAACGAATCTGGCCGTCGTTGCCATGGATGCGCGGCGCTACAACGGGCATTCCCTGAACAACGGAAGCTGCGTAAGCGGCTGGCCGGATGTAGCTGTTGTCCAAAGAGCGCAAGGCGATGCAATCGGAAGGATATTGGTACGCGTAAAGCCAAGGCGAAGGCGGCAGCGGTAGCGATGTTCCGTCTGGGTTTTCCGGTGTGCCGTACGCTGCCGCCGCAACGCTGAGAATCTGCTGCTTGCGAAGGCAGTTCCACTGCGCCGAACGCGCAAGCCACCCAAAAGTTGGCTGAAAAAGCGTGGCGCAGGCCAACGATTCCTGGCTGCCGTCAGGCGGAATGATGGATGATACCGTGGTTCTTGCGCCGATGGCGAGGAGGGCGCGGTTGCAGATATCGAGCTGGCTGGTCATGTATCATTCCTGGCGGTAAAGGGAAGAAAGCTGTTTGCGTGGCTTCGCTTCCTCCTCTTCATTCTCGTCATCCTCATCTTCCGCCGAAATATGCGTGATCTGAAGTTCGATCCGCCCCTTTCGGCCCGAATCGCTCTCGTTCATGCTCATGCTGGTAAGCCGCGCGAGACAATGCAGATGCAGCATGTCGCCGATATTGACGCCGTCCAGATCAAGGCCGATTTTATCCATGGACTGCTCATCCATCGAAATACAAAGTCCATAGGGATATTTGGGCTGGAATTCGGGCGAAAGCGCGCACCCGCTGTCGGCGGCTTCCTGTTTTTCTTGTTCTGTGTAAGCCATATCGACCATGGCCGGAATCGTGCGCATAAAGCCTCCTTATGAAGCCGGATCAGGAATAAGTTCCCGTAGCCACGGCCTGCAGGTTCGCGGTGGTGAGGGAGGTGAGCGTAACGACGAATTCGCGCCAAGTATTTTGAGGGATGCTCATCGTGCCTCCCAGCGTCCAGCCCGTCGCGGTCAGCACCGTCCATGCGAAATTGCCGCTGGACTCGTTGATAACGCGCAGCCGGTAGCTTGTGCCGATCGTTGGCGAATGCAAAACGGCGACAAGCGCGGCGACCGTTGGTAATGTCGCGTTTGCGGCCCCCGTCAATGTGCCGGTCATCGCGAGATCGACGCTTGCACCGCCGCCTGAAATATTCGCCGCCGTCAGCGTCGTCGAAGCTGTGGCGGTATTTGCGTTAAAGGCGGCCTGCTTTGTAGTGCCTGGCTGCGTCGTCCATGCACCGGAGGCGGTGCAGTTGAAAGCCGCCGCCGTACCAGGGAAGAGCAAAACTCCCTGCGTCGCCGGAATGCCGTTGATCGTGTCCGTCGCGCCCTGCGCAGAATACACCAAAAGCGCATTGACGCCGGTATTTATTACGGTCACCTGTAGGCCTGGCGCGGAAGCGGGAAGATTGACGCCAGTGCCGAATGCAACGGTAGAAACGGTGTTGAGCGCAGCCGAGAGTTGTGTTGCAGTCGCCTGGTTCGTGCCCGCCGCTACAATACCGTCCTGATACTGCGTGGTTTCAAGCACACTTCCGCTTTGCGTATTTTTGGCGTACCCCGTGGCGAGACCATTGGAATACCATTTGCCATTGCCGTAGCAGGTAAAAATAACAACAGAACTGTCCATTTGATTGACGCCCGTCGCGCCCGCAACGTCATCTATCGTATCCGTTCCGAGACCATAGACAATAATTGGCACGCCGGAGTGATTTTCCACGATCACGTCAAGACCTGCCACTGCGGCAGGAAGCTTGACGCCCTGTAGCGCAGTGGCGGTCGTGACGCGGTTAAAAGCAGCGTAAATTTGCGCGGCTCCGGCCTGGTTAGAGCCGGAAGCTGCAAAGTTATCGTTCGCCAGCACTGTATCAAGCTGTCCGGCATACCCTATGCCAAGGTCAGCCTGCCAAGTTCCTGATGCCGCACACCAGAAAATATCGACCGAATTTGGAGGCATAATGACGGGGGATATACCGTTTATGGTGTCCGTGCCGTTGCCATAGACCGTAATTGGGTAAGCCGTGTTGTTGATGACGACGCACATTTCGCCTGGCGCGGAAGCTGGAAGCATCACGCCGTCGCCATAGATTGCGCCGTTCATCGGCGCGGTCGATGTATCGACGCGGTTGATGCCGGAGCTAAGCAGGGTAGCGCCCTGCTGTGTGCGGGTCGTCCCCGCGACAATGCCGCTTTGAGCCTGCCCTCCGGTCGATGCCAGCGCCAAAACCTGCTGAATCGTGACATCCTTGCGGGATGCGGCTGGACGCCCTAAATTGTCCAAACCGAGAACACTCATGGTGTCTGTCAATTTCGGCGTTGCGGTAGCCATGGGGCAATCCCTTCTTGTTTTTGTTTTTTGAGATGGCGAACGGAGCGAATCCGTTTATTTTCCGTAGAATTTATTCATGATCTCCGCAGAGCTTTTTTGCAATTTCTGATCGGATTTCTTTTTCTTTTTAACGGATTTTTCAGTGGTTTCCGGCGTGACCGGCTTGCCGTCCGGCGTTTTTCCGGCGATCCATTTTTTCTTGGCCATTAGCGCTCCCCCTTGCTGTCAGACATTTCTTTTTCGTGACGCGCGTGCATATCGGCCATTTCCTTCTCGTGGCGCGCGTGCAATTGCTTTTTATCGCCTGACCCAGTATAGTCATGCATGGCGTGTTCCATCTCATGCCTGCCATGCATATCACGCCGCTCAATTTGCTGGCGCGCGTGCATGGGCAATCCCCCGTCTTCTTTTTTCTCTTCATCCATCTTTTCGGCGTCTGCGCGCTGCACTTCCAGCTTGCCATTCGCGTTGCGCCCAAGTCTCGGGGATTTTTCGTAAAGCTTGTTGGTCATGGCGTTTTACGTCCTTATGATTAGCCGATCTTCTGCGCGCCGGATTTGCGGGGCTTGTTTTTCAAGGGCGAATTAGGATTGATTTTGGCGTTCAAAAAGCGAACGCTTCCTGCGCTTTCATCCATCTCCTGCTTCCTTTTTTGCTCTTCAATCTCATGCGGAAAAAGAGGACGCAAAAGCTTGACTTTTTGATTCTTGTTCTCCTCCTCGTAAGAGGCGTCCAATTCCGCGATCATTTCATCTACCTTCGTGCGCGCGAGGGCGTTGAGCGGAAGCATGGCGCTGTTGGGCGGCAGGACGCAGGCCACAATGTCGCCTTCCTCGTAATGCGTGTCATCAAGATACGCGCCCTTTCCCACGATTTTATAGCAGGGGACATCTTCCGGAATATGGGGCATTGCGCGTGGAGCGGGAGAAAACGGAGAGAAGGCGTTTGTCATAAAACCTTACCTTTTTAAATCTGCGGTGCGACATAATTGGCGGGATAGGCGGCGGCGAGCCTTGATGTCGGCACATTCAAGCCAATTCCAGCATTGACAATGCCCGCCGTAAATGGGCCATTTGTGACAGGGTAGTAAAGACGGTAGAAACGCGCCAGAGCGCCAGGCGGCAGCGGCTGGAGCTTGAGTTTCTGAAGATAGCCAGCCACCAACTGCGCGGGCGTCAGCGGGCCGGTCGAGTCAACTGTGATCCAAGTGCCAGGCTGGTTACTGCCATTGTCAGGAGCGGCCTGAAGCTGCACCTGAAGCGTGGCACCAGCCCCAAGGAAAGAGGTGGCTACGGAAAAATAAAGGTCGAGACCGGATTGATCGGCTCCGCTGATATCCGCGCCGAACACGGCGGAATTTCCCCATCTAAGCGGAGGCGCATTGCCCGCGCCAGCGCCAGTGATGTCGTAAATATACGTCGAGGCGGCGGTGGCGGTAATTGCCTGCGCAACGGAGAGCTGAAGGGATGCGTCGTTCATCATGCGTGTTTTTCCTTAAGAAATAGTTGATTCGGTGTTCAGCAGGCCATCACAGACGCGGATCGGAATACTGCGCCAGCCAATGGTAGGCTTTCCCGCAAAATCATCAATCGTCAGCAGTACGTTTTTGTCGCGCATGGCTTGCCGATCAAGAGCGCTTCGCACTGTGCGGTTGCAGTACCACGCAGGGCGGAGACCCATATTGCTGACCGGCGAGTCGGTATCCGTGATGCCCGAGGTATTTAGCGTCCATTCCGGCAGATGCGTCGCCGCGTCGCTCATCAGGGCAAAAAGATCGGGAGCGCTGGAACCGAATATCCCATTGATGGTCGTATCAATATTCGGAATACGAACGTTGTATTGCCAGTTCGCTATCGCCAGACCCAACTTCCAGTTCAGGTAGGTGGTGTATCCCTCAAAACGATTGCCGTATTGATCCGTGAGCGGGACGATATCGCCCTTGTCTTCCCAGGCGAGGCCTGCTTTTGAGCCTTTGGGGTAAAAGCAAAAGGCGGACTGCCTGCCCCATCCGGCCAGAAAAATGGATGCGTTTGACGTGCCTGTGCCACCAGCAGAAATCACATTCTGCGATGTTTGCGCTCCATTGGCGGGCGTTAGCGCGTTGTAATAAGCGAAGAACCCCGTAAAAGAATTTGGACTAATGGCTTCAGAAGCATAAAAAATATCGCGAGCGACTTGCTGCGACAACCCCATGACGTGCGTCTGGTCTTGATTGAAACGGAATTGCTTAACATTGCCGCCAAGCATCGCCATGTCTTTATCTACCTTGGAGTAATCTGTTAAATTACCCAATGCAAATTGGTATTGCGCAAAAGCCGCTTTACTAGACGCGACGCCCTGATTGTAGGCGCGATACGTACCCTGTGGCAGGCCGATAAGAGCAGAAACGACATGGCCGTTCGGGAGATTGCCCTCGTCCCACATCATATCTTTCAAAACGCCGTTGCTTTGCGCAAGCAGCCATGCGAGTTCGGCGATTGCGCCGTCAGGATCAACCTGATTGGCCCAGTCTACTAGATCTGGAAGAATGTCGTTGGACATAGGTCAGCCCTTTATTTTTATTGTTTTTTGAAGTGGGGATGGGTATCAAGAGGCAGTTCCGTAAAATTTTTCGTAGGTCGAGGGCTTTGCCTTGACTGCCTGCGTCGCGGCAAGCGGTACGCCTTCGCTCACCAGGGAGCGATGCGCGTTGGACAACAGGCGGATCAGCGCGGGGTGGTTACCAACGCCCGTTTGGTCAAGCAAACCTGCTAACTCCTTCCGCTGCTCTTTGGAGCCGCCATACATTTTGATAAACTCACCCGCCTCGCGTACCGTCGTTTCCTGACGGTTGCCGCCGATTTCGGGATCGTTAACAAAGTTTTGACGCCAGCCATTGTATTCGGCGACGCGCTGCGCCGCTTCGTGTTCCTTAAATGCGGAAATGGTTTTTTCCATTTGTGCCACATGCAGATCGACGAGTTTTTGACCGAAGGCTTGCATCTCGGCGTGGTCGCCTTTGGTCTGAAGCTCTATCGCGCCAAGCGCTTCGCCGAATGCCTGCATGGCGTCCGGCTCCGCCTGAACGCCATCGGGGAGCGTCCAGCCCTCGAAATTGGGGAGCGGAGCGTCAGCGCCTGCATCTTGCGCGGGTTGCGCATCGGTCTGGGATTGGCCGTCCGCCTGCGCATCGGACTGCGGCTGCGCGGCAACTGGCGTGGCTGCGGTTTCTGAGGCGGCGCTAAGCACGGAAACGGGGGCGGATGCAGCAATCTCGCTTGTGCCAGATGGACTTGAGGCGAGAGAAGCAGACGGAGCGGTGGCTGTCGGGGAAACTCCACCTGCTCCGTCTGCGAGCGTCGCGCCGCTTGTCATGATGTCGTCAGTCATCGCTCCTGTTCCGCTGGTCAGAGTCTTTTTGTTATGAGGCCGATTTTATGCTATCGGCGCAAAATTAACAACCAGCGAAATTATTTATCTTTTACGCGAACATTTTTTACGCTTGGCGAATAATTTGTTTGCGCGGCGAACGGATTATTCTTATGGTGATAAAAATTACAAAAAAAAGATGATGACAGGCAAGCAACTGAAGAAATGGCGTGAGGAAAAAGGTTGGAAAATCCCATGGCTCGCCAACCTTTTGGGGATTAGCCGATCCCATTTATGGGAAATTGAGCTACGCGAAGAGGTTCCGCGCTGTATCGCGCTGGCCTGCAGCGCGATACATTATTCTGTTCCGGTGCTTTTTGATACGCCCGCGTCTTCGTAGTCTTTTGATTCCGAAACCATCACCCAATAAAATTCCGGCGCGGCGCCCATAATTTCCTCCATCAGCACATGACCGACTGCCTGCATTCCCGCAAGGAATGCGCTGTGATGTGAATCGCCTGGCACAAATGGGGCTGTGTACACACCGCATTTGGAAAGCATGGTATAAAACCAGGCCCGCCCCTCGCGGGTCTGCATGATGGTGATGACGACGTTGCGCCTGCGCTCCTCGGCGAGGCGTGCCAAGTCTGCCTGCCTCTCGACCGCCTGCGGGTCGGAACTGTCAAAAGACTGCATAAACGCCTCAGTGTAATATCAAGTGCCGCTTAAGATCGATCTTATTGTCAAGCGCGGAAAGAACCTGTTGCCGTGTCAGCGCCCGCTTGGTTGCAAGCTGAGTCATTTTATCCAACATCGCCTGCTGCATGTCGCGGAGCGCCACCCATCGCGGGTCTTTGCGAATATGCATTATAGCCGTCATCGCCGAAACGACCGTGTCCATCGCATCGATCATGCGGCGCATTGTTTCGTCCTCGCTCATTTGTGCCATTTTTCAATCTCCTTTTTTGTTTGTTTGTGATTATGAGCGTGATTTTTGATTTAATCAGCAAGAATTTTAGCTTATTGCGCCTGATTTTGTCCCTGCGCGCCGAGCAGTGCCGCCAGAGCGTTCGCCCCCCCGCCGATTTGCGTATTTGCAAGCACATTCGCGGCCTGCGCCCCCGTTTTTGCGACATCCGCGCCGTGCGCAATCGCCGCCGCCTGCTGCTGTTGTTGCTGCGCCTGCTGTTTTTGCGCTTCGTTTTGCGCAACTTGCTCCGGTCCTCGAAGGATTTTTTGAGGATTACCAAGCAAATCGTTCATTTCGCGCAAGGTCGCTCCGGCGTCAAGGATACTGGCGACCTCAGGAAAGACGGAAACCATATTGCCGACCAGTGCAACGATCCGCTCTACGCCGCCAGTTGCGGTCGCGCGCTGCGCGAGCGCAAGCATGGAAACAAATTGGATTTCGAGTTGTTGGCCCTTCAAACTGTCAGGCGGCGGCGGGATCAGTGCGCGCCGTTGCATGATGCCATAAAGGCGTCTGAGCTTTGGCTTAAGGCTTTCGTTTAGCAAAGATTCGATCACTGGCCCAAGAACCTGTAATTTCTCCTGCACTTTTTGAGCCACCTCGTAAGCCGTCATGGCCTTACTGGGCGCGGTCTCCAGCATCAAAAAGAGGTCATTGAACAGTCCGCGCCGAATGCGCTCTTGTATTTGTGCCACCAGAGCCGCCATCGGCGCGGTATTGGGGTCGACATCGTAAATCTTACGCATCCCCGAGTGCGGGCCGAGACCGGAAACGTAGGTGACATGCCCAGGAAGTTGCGAAGACGGCCTATTTTTTAACTGTTCGTCAGCCAGCAACGGCGGGCGCACGCCCTTATCAATGCCCTCCGCCATGCGGCGCGTCATCTGCATGAGCTGTTTGCAATCCGGCAGGACGTCCATCCCTGGCGAACGCCCATAGGCGTCGTTGCTGACGGTCGCCCACCGCGCCGCCGTGAAGGGGCAGTCGTGGAAGCCTCGGATCGAGAGCGGCTGCTCTTCGGTGAGGCCTTTGAGCCAAAAAATCTCGCGCCAAACGAATTTACCCGGCAAAATTGCGTTAGCCGATCCTCCAACGGGGAAGTTAGGCTCGACAGCATGGCACACTGCCATTTCTCGTTCGAGCGCCTCGCCCTTTTGTAGCCACGCTGCCTTGACTTGACGCGGACAAGCATCAATCCCAAAAAAGTCAACGATCTGCGCGATCGTCATGACAAACTCTCGGAATAATCCATCAACGCGCATCGTTGATGAGTTGGCGAGATAATATTCGCCGACGCATGGGTTATACAGGCGGATCACATCCTGTTTATCCTCATACATTATTACGGGCGCGGTACCAAAGGCTATTAAATCCTCAATCTCCTGGGCGAAGGCATTATAAAAATTGGACTGCGCCAGCACAGTATACATGCGCGACTCGACGTTATCGAGCCATGCCCGCTCATCCGCATTGATATCTCTCGCCACTATCGGGACGTTTTTAAACCACTGGCGCGACGGGCTGGCGAGGCCACTCATCAAGCCGCCGGAGCAGACGCGCAGGGCATAGGTCGGCGTCGGATCGACGATTGATCCGTTAATGCCATAGCCGCGCGTGTTGTTGTTCGGCGTCGCCTGACCGCCCGACGATTGCGTTAAAAAAGTTGAGCGTCTTGGTAGGATATATTCAGCGATTTCCGCCCAATGCGTCCACCACGAAATGCGCCAATTGTAGAGACCCTTGAGGCGCTGATCGCAGTGAGCGATTAAGATGCTCCAGTCCCGCCCCTTAAAATCACTCGTCGCGTCGCCAGTCGAGACGATTTGTTGCGCAAGGAGCGTCGGGCCGGCGCGCTCATAATGAGCGGTGTCATAGCGTGTGGCGAGCTGGTGCTGCGTCATTATTTTTGATCCGGCGCGTAACCCGCGCTCTTTTTTGAGGGTGGCGGCGTCATTTAGTGCCGCCGAGCAAAGTAGTGTAGGCTGTTGTGGCAGGGGTTGTCAGCCCCTGCGGTGACGTGCCGACAGTCCCGTCAGCGGTCGCTGCGGCGGCTGCGCGAGATTTGGCATTTGACGCGCTAAGCGCCACCTGCGGATCAGCCATGGTGGCGGGCGCGGCGGCAGGGGGCGGCGTGGGGATGTTCGGCTGGGACGGCGACGAAAAAAAAGCACCCATGAGGCTTCACACCTTCTTTTTTGTATATTTAGAGATATAATATAATAACATATAAAAAAAGTAAACGCTATTTCCCAAAATCCGAGATGGAATTTTTGTCGTGGGGTATGCTACTGTAGTGTCCCCAACAAGGCTTTACCTCTATTGACTTTGGCAATTGTTTCGGTAGCCCCTGTGCCGCTGCCAACACAATCCGGCCACGAAATGCGACACGTTGCTCCGTCTTGCCGGAGCGAAACCGCACGCGTAAAGCTAAAAAAACTATACCCATCAATTTAGTCGAGATGGCCTACTAGTGACTGCGTGGAACAGCGCCTAACGCGCCCGACAGATATTTTTTAGACAGGCTTGGTTCGCGGCGCAGCGCGGTGATATCGCGGGCGCTATAAACCGATGTGCCATGGTCTGAAGTTTTTTCGGTAAAGAAAACCTGCTCTTTTTCCAGATCATCCATAATCACGGTATTATGTGCTGTGAAAAGCAACTGCGCGCCATGCGGATTACGTTCAGGATCGTTGAACCAATTGAGAATTTCCAGCATCAGAAGCGGATGCAGTTCCGCATCAAGTTCATCGAGCAGTGCGACACCGCCTTTTTCCAGTACATAATACAATATTGGAAAAAACGCGATAAAACTTTTAGTACCTTCGGATTCTTCTTGCCAAGTTAGATTTCCATCTAAATTTTGATGCTCGAATATGAAAATCGGTCCTTGCGGAGCGGGGATAATTTTAATTGATTCAATTCCGATATCACATTTCTTGATTTCTATATTGAGCTTATCTAGACATAATTTGTTCAATAAATAAAATTTCGTCACTCTTGACGGATCAAAATCCCCCTTTTGAAGTCCGAAGATATTACTTTTAAAATAACTCATCACGTTAAAAACATGTTTTGAAAAATCATGATTGAATTTTGCAAATATACTAATAGCACTTGCTTGATCGGAAACCTGTATCTTTTTATTGATATAATCCGCCGTTTTAAATTCATTAAATAGACTTATTTTTTGTTGATTTCTTTCAAAAAGCTTATGCCATCGCTTTGAAGTTCTGGAAGACAGCGCTTCGTATGCTACTTTCTTATCAATCAAATTATCATGTTCAATATGAAGTTCATACCGGAATAAAGAAGCGGGGATAACGCCTTGAGGTTGCGCATCGAACTCTAAAATAAGCTTAGTAGGCGAGTTAATCAATGCTTGCTTTCGATAAGACTGAAAAAGATAGCCGATTCCATTTCCATCTAAAGGCATGTTATCCAAACTTTTTAGTACAAATGTGATGCAATTCGCTACTGCCCGCAAGACGCTTGTCTTCCCTGACGCATTGGCTCCATAAAACCCGACAATAACGGGCAATCGAATATCAGGGTCGGCTATGGAAGAAACAAAGCAATCCAGATCAGGCGCGTTACGAGGTACGGTGAAATCGATTTCCTGCCGTTCCGCGATAGAAAAGAAATTTTCGACAACAACCTTATGCAGCATAAATCCTCAGAATTTTGAGGAATATTTGCAGTTTTTTTGTTCAAAGTCAATTGAAACTACTAGTAAAGCCCCTGCGCTCCGCTCTGCGGTACATTCTCCCGAGGCGTAAAACGCGGCTGCGCCGGAACGGCGGGCGCAGTCGGATGCACCAGCCAGGGCAGCGGCGCGGCGGTCGGGGGGGCGACTGGAACGGGCATGGGTGGCGGCAGGACCTCCGCAGGCGGCGATTGGTTTTCTCGGAAGGCTTCCATCAGCGTCGGGCTGGGGTCGCCTGGATAGGGGGGCTGGCCGGTCTTGACCTCGACCTGCACGAAATGGATTCCAGGCGGAATGGCGAAGGGCTTGGAGGGGACGTCCTTCAGCGCCTTCTGCATGAAATGGATGAAGCCGGGCAGGGCGACGCTCGCGCCGGTTTCCTTCTTGCCCAGCGTCTGGGGCTGATCGTAGCCGACATAGAGGTTATAGGCCAGCGCGCCGATGGCGAAGAAGGCGGCGTTGGCGGCAAACGTCCCGCAGGGCATGTACTCCATGCCGAAGCCGATCTTGAGGTCTTTGATGCGGTTCTCG